TATGTCACGGCAAGAAGCTAAGGCACATACATTTGCACCTTTGTACGGTGCCAGTGGTTTTGGTAGGTCACAAGCAGAAGCGACATACTATCAGCAGTTTACGACAAAGTATTCTGGTATTGCCAAGTGGCATGAAGCACTAGCCAAAGAAGCACTAAACACTGGCAAGATTACTACACCATCTGGACGTGAGTTCGCTTTCCCTGACGTTGTACGTAGACGCTTTGGGGGTGTGACATTTTTCACACAGATAAAAAATTATCCAGTGCAATCGTTTGCAACTGCTGACATTGTACCCATATCTCTGATATACATAGATAGGTTACTAACAGCAAACAGGCTACACAGTTGTGTAGTAAACAGTGTACATGACTCAGTTGTGATTGATGTGCACCCAGATGAGAAGGACAAAGTACTAAAGGTTATTAGCACAGCTAATGACAAACTAATCGCAATCGTCAATCGCAAGTGGGGCATAGATTTCAATGTACCTCTATTATTAGAGGCAAAGATTGGTCCGAATTGGCTTGACGTAAAAGATGTAATATGATATAACCACCATTCGTCTAAAAGAAAAGGAGACTTAATATGAATCAAGTATCAACAATCGACACAAACAATTTCTCAGCAATGGCCCAAGCAATGGGCATGAACGCAGATGCACCAAAGCAATCTGCTAAAGCAAGTACACTTGCACGTTTACGTATTCATCACTCACCTATCATGGGTCAGCAAGAAGTCAATGGTAAGATGAAGAACGTAGAGGTTGTAAGTGGTGGCACCTACAAGCTAGAGATCCCAGATGGGCCTACATACTACGCTGAGAGTGTGTCTATTCGTCCTTACCTGCAACGCTTTATGCACAAGAAGTTTGTTATGGGTAATGACTCAAGACCAAACCGTTATGTCAAGACAGTTATGGCTAATGACCTTAACGCTGACATGAAAGACAACGATGGTGGCTTCAATTGTGGTAAACCTGCTGGTTTTATTCAAGATTGGGCTGCACTACCAGACAACATGAAAGACTTGATTAGATCAATCAAGCGTGTTCGTGCATTGTTTGGTGTCGTTGAGATGGTCAATCCTACAGACGATCAAGGTAACTCTGTTGACGTAGAGTCTACCCCATTCATCTGGGAGATTGACAACCGTGACGCATTTAAGACAGTCGGTAAAGTATTTGCTGATCTGACAAAGATGCGCCGCTTGCCACCACAGCACTATGTGTCAATGACCACAACAGAAGTACCGTTACCTAATGGTAGCAGCTTCTATGTGCCTAACACTTCACTGGACCTGAACAATACGTTGGACATGGACAATGAAGCACAGGAGAACTTTGCTAACTTCATGGCATGGATTGAGAATTACAATACGTATATCCTCAACTCATGGGATGAGAACATGCATAAGAATGAAGAGGTTGACACAGAAACTGTGGAAGAGTTCGTAGACATTGACGCAGAGGATTTTGTCTAATGAACCATCCTGCTGAACTGGCGATCAATCAGTATCTTGAAGATGCTACATCTGGTAAATCAACAATGTCGGAAGAAACAATCAAACAGATTGGTGCAGATGTAATGGATGCTGTGAGACGCCAGTTTGGTGGGGGCAATAAGCGTGACAAGTTTCGGTTGCGTATGTCCAATGTGGGCAGACCGACTTGTCAGCTTTGGTTTGAAAAGAATAAACCAGAGAGAGCGTTGCCTAAACCAACAACATTCGTAATGAACATGCTGATGGGTGACATCGTAGAAGCAGCGTTCAAGGGTATCATAACAGAAGCAGGAGTTAAGTACGAAGACGATGACAACTTTGTTGAACTACAGTTAGGTGACACTACAGTAAAGGGATCATACGATCTTGTGCTGGATGGGGCAGTCGATGACGTTAAGTCTGCATCGGACTGGTCATACAGAAACAAGTTTGAATCATTCCAAACACTAAAAGACAGTGACCCATTCGGTTACGTAGGTCAACTAGCTGGCTACGCTAAGGCTGCAGGTAAAAAAGCAGGTGGCTGGTGGGTAGTCAACAAAGCCAACGGTGGAATTAAATATGTTCCAGCAGAAGGTATTGACATTGACGCAGAAATTACTACATTAGAAGATACTGTAGCCACAGTAAACGCTAATGAGTTTAGGCGTTGTTTTGATCCTGTACCTGAAACATTCAGGGGTAAGACATCGGGCAATAAAGTACTGAACAGTAATTGTAAGTTCTGTGACTACAGATTTGAGTGTTACCCTACGCTACAAGAGTTACCATCAAAGGTGTCTCAAGCTAAGGTAAAGCCCATTGTGGCATACGTAGAAGTAAAGGAGTATTAAATGCTAGGTGATGACGAAATAAAAGAAATGCAAGAGCAGATCAATGCTATGGAAAAGGATCTTCTTGAGCGTAAGAAAGCTTTACATGAGGCTAAGTACGCAGGATTACGTTCTGCTATGGAAGCACGTAAAGCAGCAGAAGCAGCAGTACGAGAAGAATTACGCTCATTAGGTGTAGCTACTGTAAGTAGTTTGCCTAGTCCTTGGAATGGGTTGTGGCGTATCTAATGAATGGCAAGCAGTTTGCCGCTGCTCTAAAATATGGGTATAGGAGTGGGCTAGAGATCAAAGTAAAAGACTACTTGGTAGAGCGTAATATTCGTGTCAAGTACGAAGCCATTAAGATTGAGTGGGAAGATCTTATGTACCGCACCTATACCCCAGACTTTGTGTTACCTAATGGGATTATAATAGAAACAAAGGGTAGGTTTACAGCAGACGATAGACGTAAACATGCCGCTATTAAGAAACAGCATCCAAAGCTAGACATTAGGTTTGTATTTGAGAGTAGTAGACGTAAGCTGAGTAAGGGTGCTAAGACAACCTACGGTCAGTGGTGTGAAAAAAATAAGATCTTATTCTACGATAGGATCATCCCAGAAGATTGGTTAAATGAAAAGGGTAAGGACATGCATCCTGATCTAATACATTTCCCATACAAAAAAGTGAAGAGGAAATAATATGGCAGAAGAAAAAGTATTTATAGACTTTGATCCAAACGATTTCATTGTGCGTATCTCACCATTCCTAGACCAGAAAGGTAATTGGACAGGTGAGTTGATGGTAGGTACTGTGACTACAGGAGAGAACACTACTACAGATGACGACTACGTAAACCTAATGCGCTTGTGTCACATGGTTTGTGCATCTATCCCAGCTATGGAAGATGACAATGATATACGAGACACACTTGCCAAGTATGCCAATGATGTGTTAGAAGAAGAAGAGGCCGCACCAAAAGCTACAGTGGAGAGTGTAGAAGACAATGTGGTTAAAGTAAAGTTTAATTAGAGGAGATATGTATGTCAGATAAAGATATGGTAAACTCACCAGAGCACTACAACTTTGCAGGAGTAGAATGTATTGATGCTATTCGTGCAGCAACTGGTGAAGAAGGATTTCAGTATTACCTACAGGGTAACATTATGAAATATCTATGGCGATACAGATATAAGAATGGTATAGAAGACTTACAGAAAGCGCAGTGGTATCTGAATCAACTAATTGAGGAAGAGAACGGTGATAGTTAAAGTCTTCCTTACACTAGAACTAGACGAAGACGAATATCCTATTCCTGTGGATGGCTTTGTTGATGAAGAAGTAAAGGATGCACTACAGGAATTTATCTACGATGTAGATGGTATGAAGATTAAAGCAATGAAACTAATTACGGAGTGATGTATATGGACAATTATTTACCAACAGACTATCAATCCTTCATTCATAAGTCACGTTACGCACGATGGCTTGATGAAGAAGGTAGACGAGAGGCATGGGATGAAACAGTAGAACGCTATATGAATAACGTAGTTGAACCTGTAGTTGACAGTGGTTCTAGTGAGGCTAACTTTGATGTCGCTAACGATATTGAACAGGCCATACTTGGGCTAGAAGTTATGCCCTCTATGCGAGCTATGATGACCGCTGGTAAGGCATTAGAACGTGACAACACTGCAGGGTATAACTGCAGCTACCTACCCGTAGATGACCCTAAGTCCTTCGACGAGGCTATGTTCATCCTCTTGTGTGGTACTGGTGTCGGCTTCAGCGTTGAGCGTCAGTTCATATCTAAGCTCCCCGAAGTTCCTGAGTTGTTCGACAGTGAGACTACTGTTGTCGTTAAGGATAGTAAGGAAGGTTGGGCTAAAGCTTTCAGACAAGTTCTTGCTCTCCTATGGGCTGGTGAGATCCCTAAGTGGGATGTCTCTAAAGTACGTCCTGCTGGTGCACGACTAAAGATCTTTGGTGGTAGAGCCAGTGGCCCTGCACCTTTAGTTGAACTGTTTAACTTTGCTGTTACTACATTTAAGGCTGCACAAGGACGTAAGCTGTCTAGCCTAGAGTGTCACGATCTTATGTGCTTCATTGGTCAAATAGTAGTTGTAGGTGGTGTACGTAGGTCAGCCATGATTAGTTTATCTAATCTATCGGATGATCGTATGCGTTATGCTAAGTCAGGTCAATGGTGGGAGACTGCAGCACATCGTGCACTAGCTAATAATAGTGTTAGTTATACAGAGAAACCAGACATGGAAACATTTATGCGTGAATGGCAGTCATTAGTTGAAAGCAAATCAGGAGAACGTGGTGTATACAATAGGCAAGCAGCTAAAAATCAAGCTAAAAAGTTTGGTCGTAGAGATCCAGATTATGAGTTTGGAACTAATCCTTGCAGCGAGATCATCCTTCGTCCATATCAGTTCTGTAATCTTACGGAAGTTGTTGTACGTGCTACAGATACTCTGGAAGATCTTGAACGAAAGATCCGTTTGGCAACAATTCTGGGAACTATCCAGTCAACGTACACCAAGTTCCCATACCTGCGAAAGGTGTGGTCTACCAATACAGAAGAAGAACGACTGCTTGGTGTGTCACTCACAGGGATAATGGACAACCCGTTAATGACGTTACGTAATAAAGGATTGGAGAAAACACTTGAGCATCTTCGTGGGATCGCTGTATCTACTAATGCTGAATGGGCTGACCGTCTTGGTATACCTGTTGCTGCTGCAATTACATGTGTCAAACCGTCAGGCACAGTCTCACAACTGGTGGATAGTGCCAGTGGCATACATGCTCGTCACAGTGCCCATTATATCCGTACTGTCCGTGGTGATAATAAAGATCCGTTAACAAAGTTTATGATGGATCAGGGCATACCTAATGAGCCATGCGTTATGAAGGGTGATACGACTACAGTGTTTAGTTTTCCTGTTAAGTCACCAACAAGGTCAGTCACACGTAATGATATGACAGCCATTGAGCAGCTAGAGATGTGGCTTATGTATCAACGGCACTTCTGTGAGCACAAACCTAGCGTTACAATCTCTGTACGTGAGGAAGAGTGGATGGAAGTAGGTGCATTTGTGTACAAGTATTTTGATGAGATGTCAGGTGTATCATTTTTACCACACTCTGAACATACTTATCAGCAAGCGCCTTATCAAGAGGTAGACAAGGACACATATAAAATGGTACTACAGAGTATGCCTGAACGAATTGATTGGGCTGGGCTGTCTGAGTACGAGAAAGACGATAACACTGTTGCAATGCAAACTATGGCTTGCTCTGGTGATGTATGTGAAATAGTAGATATAACATAAAGGAGATATAATATGTTTGAAGTAATTACGTTTATAGCAGGTGCAGTAGTAGTGGCAGACTTTGTTATCCCAATGGTAATGGATACAGTCTCAGGTCTGTTCTGATGTATGTGCTAGTGCTCATTATGACCTTCCAAGGTGATATGAAAGTACAGGCTTTTCATTCATTGTTTCCAGATTACAATACATGTATAAAGGTAGCAGTTACAATGGAAGAAAGATTAGTGAGCACTAAACCATCGCCAGATGCTACAGCAAATACCTATTGCTTTGAAATACCTAAGTCTATATAAAGGAGAAATGATATGGCTAAACTAACATTAGATGATGTAGAGTACGAAACAGATGACTTTACAGAGGAGCAAAACACAATTCTGCAGGAAATTATGTACAACAATAATGTACAGACGCAGTTAAATTATCAGTCTAACAGCCTAGCTGTGGCACGTGATGCTCTTACAGCTAAACTAAAACAGTCGCTAGAAACAGAAACACCAGAAGAATCGGAGTAAGATATGGCTTACAGAAAACCTTTCTCACGTAACCTTTACGCTAAGTATGACGAAGCAGCAAAGCAAACACTGATCACTCACCTAATTGGTGAGGGTCACGAACTTGTGGACAGTACAGAGTCATACGATGCAGACGTTGTAACTCAAAAAGATGGAGTAAAATATTACAGTGAAGCTGAAGTAAAGACTGCGTGGGTAGGTGACTGGCCTACTAACTGGGCAGAGATACGTATACTTGAGCGTAAGAAAAAACTACTATCTAAACATGATAATCTACAGTTCTACATATTCAGCAATAATATGGATAAATGCTGGTGTATAGACAGTTCACTACTAACAGATGACAAGCTACGTGAAGCACGTGGACGTAACATTTATGCAGGTGAACAATTTTACCATGTGCCCTATACCGAAGCAACCTTAATCAATGTAGCATAAGGAGTTTCTTATGATAAAAAGAACAAGCAGAAAAGATCGTGGTCTGGGTAAATACGATGCACCACTTAAAGTACAATATCAAATGGGTTACGAAAACTTTAAGCGGGGTAAATTAATCAACCCTTTCCATGAGGATACAATGCAGTATCGTGAGTGGCATAG